ATGGTTCACCTTTCCCCTTGTCGTAATAACTTACAGCGTGATAGCTTTAACTGTAAACGCTGTGCTATTTGTGCTTGCTGGTGTAGCCAAGATACGCACGTTACCACCAGAGATGTCCACATCAAATGTAGCCAAGGCAGTAGCAGTATTAACTTGTGCATACTCTGTAGCTACAGCAGTTGTACCGTCATGTGTGATAAGCAACTCAGTGATACTACGTTCTGTAGCTACAGAGTCGTGCATCGTAATCACAACCTTGATGCCATCATACGTGGTTGCGTTATAAGATGCAACAGTTACTTGCGTTACAGCAGAAGTAGTTTGTGTCTGTACGTCAAATGCTTCAACTACTGCGTTAACCCATGCTGAACCATTCCACTGTAGAAACTCACCTGTAGTAGCACTAGTGATGGTTACGTTAGAAATGTCATTCAGTGTGTTGATAGTAGGAATGCTATCGTTAACCCACGCAGAGCCGTTCCACTTCAAGAACTCACCAGAAGATGCGCTTGTGATAGTGACGTTAGCAATATCGTTAAGAGCATTAATAGTTGGGATGGTATCAAAGGTTACTGTACCTGCACCATCTGTCTTGAGGAACTGCCCTGCTGTACCATCTGATGTAGGAAGATTAACTGCTGCTATAAAGCTATTAAGGTTAGCGTCTGCAGTGTTATTAGCATCGTAAGCCTGTACAGTAACACCAATAGCAGATGAGGTAAGCGCATTAGCTTCCTTAGCTAGAGGAAAGCCACCAGCAGTAGTACCATCATGTACCACCACTGTGTTCTTTGTTGAGTCGATAGTAATCTCGCCTGCAGCACCCGTGAACGTAGAATGCTCCCCGGTAGTACCACGGCGGCGTTGTATTTGAGTAGACATTTATAATGCTCCGTAATCTGCCGTTGAAGTAGGTGAATTGTTAATGAAACCATAGTCAGCCACAGTCGCACCTACAACAGCAGCTAGGGTAACTAAGTTCTGATAAGTGTCTTCTGATTTAGCTGCATAGTGTAGTGCTGAGTAGCCAGAAGTTACACTGTCTGACAAAGTATATAGTGAGTCTTCTGGGTTAATAGCAAGCTTCTGTGCGTCAGCTGCACTATCTGCTGCTGCTGTAGCTGAACCTAGAATGCTATCTACATAGGTTTTGTTAGTCAGGTCAGAACCTGTAGTGGGTGCAGCAGCACCTGTGATCTTATTGCCACCCATAGCAATCTGACCAGTCATAGTACCACCAGACAGAGGTAGCTTGGTTGCGATACTATTTGTTAAGGTAGTGTATACATTATTATCATCATTGATAGCTGCAGCAATCTCATCCAAAGTATCAAGTGTAGCTGGTGCGCCACCGATAAGGTTGTTGATAGCTGTGTCAACGTAGTTTTTCGTTGCAGCCTGTTGTGCAGTAGTAGGATCGTTAACGTTATTCAGAGTAGTGTTAGTAAAGTCAGCAGTACCGTTAACAGTTATGTTACCGCCAATATTGACGTTACCTGTAGTTGTTACACTCTTTAGGAAGCTATCTCCCCAGTAAGCAGCGCCTGTACCCAGTGTGTTAACACCATTAGTTGTAGGTACAAGAGCAGTAGTGATCTTAGCGTTAACAGCTACCGTGTTAGTATTAGAAGCACCAACTACAGTGTTACCATCAATAGTAGCGTTGTTATCAAACTTAGCAGCACCAGTTACGTCAAGTGTACCAGCAAAGTCAGCATTAGCACCAGTGAATGTTACAGCTGTGGTTGTACCACTCTTAAGTGTAAGGTTCCCTGAGTTGCTTGTAAAGGTAGCATATGTAAGCCCAGCATCTTTAAGTGCTACGTTACCACCATCAGCATCTAGGTTGATATTACCTGCTACGTCAAAGTTAAGATTACCAGAAGCTACAACATAGTCATTGTTTGTGATGGTAGTGTAGTCATTGTCACCAATGCTTACTGTGTCAATGTAAGCTGTGCCATCTACGTATACGTTCTTAAACTCTAGGCTAGATGTACCCAAGTCAATATCGTTATCCAGTACAGGTACAATAACACCGTCTTGAAAGCGTAGCTGCTCAGTAGAAACATTAGATACTTCTACAAACACACCAAAGCGATTGTCTACTTGGCTTACTATAATCTTATTCTTAGCCTCTAGGTCAGCAATGAGAGGTACGTAGGAACCCTCATCAGATGTACCATCATGTTTGTGGCCTGTAGTACCTGTGTCACTTTGTGCAAAAGCATCACGGAGTTTGTTGTACTCTGAGTTGATAGGCGCTGCACGTACTACAGCGGTAGGTACAATGTCTGCCGCAGATTGGCGTGTATAGCCTGACATGTTTTATTCCTCTCTTAGCGCCTGTCACCAAGGCCGTATGTTAGTGTGATAGCCTGGATAGTATGACTAGGTTTTGTATCATTTGCAACGTAGCGAACTGAGATGGACTTAGCTGAGCCTGATATAGTCGTACTCTCTACAGGTGAAGGGTTACCATCGTAAATGTCTGTAGTATCGTAGGTAGCTTTATCATAGTATGCTGCAGCACCCTGTGTAGACAACTGATAGTCAGGCCCAATAGTTACGGAAGGATTACTGTAGTCATAATCAATAGCCATGTTAACAGTTACTTCACCCTCAGAGCGCATGTACGTATCTATGTCATAGAAGGATTTACGTACTGCTGGATCATCCATGTAATAGAAGGGCGTTTGAAATAAGCTAAAGATGTCTCTACCATCAAAGTCATTACCTACTTCTTGGCGAAACACATACCCTACACTATCTCCATGTAAAACAAACTCTTCATCACCAATATAACCACTGTCTGCACAGTTGACTGACACTCCTACTAACTGACTAAACTCAAAGCCTGCCCCACCCTGACCACTGCGCCTGATAGCACCAATGATACCAAGTGAGTCTTGGTTAGTAAAGAATAATCTAAACTGTGACTTCTTCTTTAGGACTACTGTAGTCATAGTAGCCAAGTCTTCGTTAGCTGTGTAATCTTCAAAGATAGACTGGATAGGCTTAGACAATGTAGCAAGCTCAATATCGCCAATACGGTCTGTACCAGTAACAGGACGAATACCATCAGGTGCTAAGAATAGGATCTCACCATTAAACTCAGCAACACTATCAGGAGCTACACTCCCAAGGTTAGATGTAACGGTCTGTAACACAAAGTCAGCAATGTTATTACCAACTAAGCGCTTAATGTTATTGCGCCCAAAGATATACATCTCATTACGGAAAGTCTTGAGCTGTACAACTTCAAAGCCTACATTAATAACACCTGCACCACCAGCGGGAGTCCAGTCAGTCTCATCTACTGGGGCGCTAAAGTACAGGTTGTAAGGCTCAGAAGGATCACCAGCTAGAAATAAATGATTGTTAAATGCTGCAACAAGACTAGGAGCGCTGGGCGACTGTCCACCATTGAGTTGTACGTATGTTGTACCATCCCATGTAGAAGCAGGGTTAACCCCGTCTGCCATAGCAAACTTAGGTGCGCCCCAGTTAAAACTCTCAAAGCGTACCTTAGATACGTCAACCATAGTAGGTGAACCTACACTAGTGACAGCCTGCCACCCTTTAACTACAGGGGTAGACTGTACTGTACCTGTGGCAGTTGATGTACCACCTGTTAAAACATTGCCTGTAGCGAATGTAGCATCAGGTAGCTTGCCAAAGTCAATTACAAGAGCGTCTGCAGTTTTAGAAATAACTGTCCCTGTAGCAGCTACTACTGTGTCATCACTTGAGCTAACTTCCCCTGTTACAGTTTCACCTACGGTAAAGCCAGAACCCTGACCTGAGGCTAGTGCTACATCGTAGTAATGGTTATACCAGTGTAGATAATCATTAGCAGATGCAGGTTTGCGACACCCAAAGATACCTTGGTTAATATCAGCAGATACGTGTACCCCTAACACAGGACTATTAGCTAATCCTGTAAGCTCACCATACGAGTTGGTATACCCTGAGATACGTCTGTACCCACCATTCAAGGCAGGCTCATAGTTAATCAGACGTAGTGCCGAACCAGGAAGCTGACCACCCTGAGTAAGTGGGTCTTGGTTAAGCACCAAGCCACCTAAACAAGATGCAGCAAAGGTACGTAGGTTATCAGCCATTAATTAGTACCAGTCTGCTTGTTAAAGTATCTACCTGCTATTACAGAAGATCTAACGTATAAAGGTAAGTCAAGAAGTAAGCGGCGCATGTTATCCATACCATCCTCAAACTTCTGCTGGTGTAGTGAAGCACTCTGCTCATTAGCACGGAAACGCATAAGATACATAACAGCACCATCAACTATTACTGTATTAAAACGATCAGGTATTATACATACATCATTATAAGAAACTAAGTCAGCAGGATATGACCAATAGCGATACTCAATCTCGTAAGCATCATCAGGAAGCGGTGTAACACCAAACTTCATGTCCTGTGTTTGATAAGCGATATTAGGTATGCTATACCCATCTGCACCGCTAACGTCTTCACCTGAGCGATACTTACGAATGTAGTCCTCGTAGGTAATCACAGATAGCCTAGCGGGTGTGTTACCCTTAGAAGATAAACGCTTGAGGTAGATAGTGTCCCAGTCCATCTTAGAGGCATCTGGGGCAAAGTCATACACACCTGTACCAACGGTAAGGGTTTGCGTATATGTTGTAAGTGTAAAAGGCCACTCTTGAGAGTTCTGCAGGATCTCACGTATAGCAGAGTTAATACCATCCTTAGCTAGAGCCTGTAGGTTACGTGCATCAGCAAAGCCTTCACCACCAATGTCAAGTTCAACTTCATTGACACGGCGTAATGCTTGATTTACAAGTGTAACATAGTTAGCCATAGCTATCCCTCAGAAAGTAAAGAGGGGCCAGCCTCCTAAGAGACCAGCCCGACTTATTAAGTGTGATTAGGCAGCGTTGTAACGTG